ACCATTGATTATATTCTGCAGAAAGCTAAAACAGCTAAACAAAGATATGGTGTAAAAGGTATAGTCATTGACCCATTTAATCAGGTTTCAGCAACTAGAGATGTAGGCAAAAGAGAGGATGAACACATCAGAGATATCATTGCTAAGTGTCAAAAGTTTGCAAGAAATCATCAGGTAGTAGTCTGGATGGTAGCACATCCTCATAAGCTACATAGAAATGACGCAGGTGTTTTACCACCACCAGACCTTTATCAGGTTAGTGGTTCAGCACATTGGGCAAACATGTGTGATGTTGGATTGGTTATACACAGAGACTTTGAAAATAATTCTACAAAAATAATCACCAGAAAAATTAGAGAGCAAGGTATTTATGGTGAGATAGGTCAATGTGAGTTTGCATTTAATTACAGGACTAGATGCTATGAGTAGGGTAATTAAATATACAGTAAAAGTTAAAGCTCCATATAATAAATCACTTCAATGTGAAAAGTGTAATGAATATCTCTGGATACCATTTTGGGGATATTGGTTAAACTCAAACTGTAAATGTAAAAATAGGCAATCAAAATATGACTAAGCTATATGACAATGGATTAACTGATGAACAGCAGAAGTTAGTTGATGCTAGATATGAACAGTTGATGGCAAAGGTTAAAGAAGTAAATCCAAAAGCTTATGAACTTTTAAGAGAAACAAAACCATTAGACGAAAAGATATTTGAATTAGAAGAAGAACAAGAACAACTAGATATGTTTGGAGGATGACATGTTGAAGAACCCAGAGAAAGAAGATTTACAAGATAAGTTATTTCCTATTCCTTATGACTGGGAGGAAGAGTGGAAGGATATGCCAGAGTATCACAACTGGCAGGAAGCTGACCCACAAATTACAGCTACATTTAAATTTAGAAATGAAGAAGACTTCCAGAGATTTAAAAATATAATTAGTCAGTATGGATATGATGGAGCTAAAGTATTTGATGGAGAACAATCACTTACAAAAAAACAAGCTTGGTTTCCACATAATGAACAGCCAAGATTTTATAGATATAAAAGTAAAGAACAGATGAACCCAAAGTATCCTATCTATATTGTTAGTAAGGGTAGGTACGATATAAACCCAACATCAAGAGCATTAATTAAAATGGGTGTACCATTCAAGATGGTTGTAGAGGAGCAGGAGTATCAACAGTATTGTAATCTTGTAGGCAAAGAAAATGTATTGATATTACCTAAAAGATATCAAGAAGAATATGATACATTCTGGAAGGATGATGACCCAAGAGTTGGACCGGGCAGTGCTAGAAACTTTGCTTGGGAACATAGTATTGAAGAGGGCTTTGATTATCATTGGGTACTAGATGATAACATAGATGGCTTCAGGAGGTTTAATCAGAATATGCAGATATGGTGTGAGAATGGATTTGTCTTTTCACTCACTGAAAAGTTTGTTGAGAGATATGAGAATATAGCTCAGGCAGGATTTCAATATGATAAATTTATACCTACAAAAGATTTAAGACCACCTTATACATTGAACACTAGGATATATAGCTGTTTACTTATAAAGAACGATATACCTTTTAGATGGAGAGGTAGATACAATGAGGATACAGATTTATCATTAAGAATACTAAAGTCTGGTCTATGCACAATACAGATGAATGCTTTTCTACAAGATAAGAAAACAACAACTAAAATGAAGGGTGGTAATACTGATGAGTTCTATGATGAAGAGGGAACTAAAAACAAGTCACAAATGCTAAAAGATATGCATCCTGATTTAGTTGAGCTTTCAGATAGATTTAATAGGCATCATCACTTTGTAGATTACTCACCATTTAAGAAGAACAAACTTATTAGAAAGAAAAATATACATATAAAAGATGGTGTTAATGACTATGGGATTGAGCTAGTAAAGATATAATTTTCGTGGTATATAAAAAAGATGGAACGAGTTTACTTAAAATTACATGGAATATTTAGCAAGCTTAGTAATTATTTTTATCAGAAATATATAAATGAAAGAATGAAAAGAAAGTGAATTGTTGGCATTGTAAACATGAATTAGTTTGGGGAGGTGACCATGACCTTGAAGATAATGAGGAATATATGATTGTAACAAATTTATCCTGCCCAGAATGTAATTCATTTGTAGAGGTTTACTTGCCTAGAGAAAGTTTTGGGAAGTATGAAACAATCAACTGATTTAAAGATTAAAGAAATTAAAAAAAGAGTAAGTTCTTTTATGGGTATACAAATAATGAGTAAAAGAAAACTCTCTGATAGAGAAAAAAAACTTTGTCAAGCCTATGGAGGGAAAAATCAAAAAAACTAAAAAAGCATTGAAAAAAGTAGGCAGACCAAAAACAGAGCTAGATTTACATGAATTAGAAAAATTATCATCTTTGAATTGTACTATGCCAGAGATTGCACACTTTTTTGATATACCATTGAGAACATTAGAAGACAAATATACAAATGATGAAAAGGTAAGGACAACTATAGATAGAGGTAGAGCAGATGGTAAAATCTCTCTCAGGAGACAGCAAATACAGATTATGAATGATGGCAACCCTACAATGGCTATCTGGCTAGGTAAGCAGTTATTAGGACAAACAGAAAGAACAGAGATATCTCAGGACATTAAAATTGAAGAAAGAAAGGTACTTGATTTAAGTAGACTATCAGACAATGAACTCAACACTATTGAAAGAGCACTTAAATATGCCGTCGTTGACGCAGATACAAGCAGAAAAGATGAGGAGGTCATTGAGCCTGTTCATCAAGCAAGCTTGGTCAACGATAGAGCCAAATAGATATTTTTACGATAACTGGCACATAGATGCCATATCAGACCATCTGCAAGCAGTTGTTCATGGTGATATAAAAAGATTAATTATAAATATACCACCAAGACATATGAAATCTATTTCTGTTTCTGTTGCTTTACCTGCATGGACTTGGACACTTGACCCCAGTAAGAAGTTTCTTTTTGCCAGTTATGCTTTGTCATTATCAATTAGAGATAGCGTAAAGTGTAGAAGGCTGATAGAAAGCCCATGGTATAAAAGTTACTTTGGAGAGATGTTTGAGCTTACATCTGACCAAAACCAAAAGCAAAGATTTGAAAATGATAAGACAGGCATAAGATTAGCTACATCAGTTGATGGAGCACTTACTGGTGAAGGTGGTGACATTATATTGATAGATGACCCACACAATGTTAGAGAAGCAGAATCTGGTACTGTAAGAGAAGGTGTGATTGATTGGTGGAATCAAGCTATGCAAACACGATTAAATGACCCTAAGAATGGTGCTTTTATAATTATAATGCAGAGAGTTCACGAAAATGATTTAACTGGTAATATACTAGCTAATGAATATGATGAGTGGGAACATTTATGTTTGCCTGCAAGATATGAACCTGACCATCCCACTCCTGTGAAATCAAGTCTTGGTTTTGTAGACCCTAGAAAAGAATTAGGTGAACTACTGTGGGCAGATAGAATAGATGAAAAAACTTTATCTAATTTAGAATCATCTCTAGGCACATATGGAGCATCAGGACAGCTACAACAAAGACCTATGGTCAGAGGTGGTGGCATACTCAAAGCAGATTGGTGGCAACCATGGGAAAACGAAAAGCTACCTACAATAGAATATCTTATACAATCCTATGATACAGCATATTCAACAAAAGAGGCTTCAAGTTACTCAGCAAGAACTACATGGGGAGTATTTAAACATAATGGTTACTACAATGCTATTGTTCTTGATATGTGGTATGACAGGGTAAATTATCCAGAGTTACGCAGGATTGCACAAGAAGCTTATGAAGATTACGAACCAGATGTTGTGTTGATAGAAAAGAAAGCCAGTGGGCAAAGTTTACTGCAAGATTTAAGAATGGCAGGTATACCAGTGCTTGAATATATGCCAGATAGAGATAAACAAGCTAGAGCACATGCATGTTCTGCATTACTGGAGGATGGTCGTGTTTGGTATCCTGCAGAAAAAAAATGGGCTAAAAATCTTATAGATATATGTTCTGCCTTTCCAACTGGTGATAATGATGATATAGTTGACACATGTACCCAAGCTTGGCTAAGGTTGAGAAAAGGTTGGTTTATAACTCATTCCACAGATTATGAAGAGGATGAGGTAGTAGAAAGAAAGAGGCTAACAATATATGGCTAAAGAACCTACAGTAATACCCTTTGCACAGGGAGCACCTGCAGACAACTTACAGGTTGAGGAACTTAACGAAGACGAAGTTCTTATAGGTGATAAATCACTAGACAATGTTGTTGACGTAGTATCAGAACATGACAGCAATTTAGCAGAAGAATTAGATGAGAACGAAGCATCAAGAAAAGCACAGATGCTTATTGAGGCTTTTGAAAGTGACAAAGAAGCCAGAAGTGAATGGGAAGAAAGATACAAGCAAGGATTGCAGACACTAGAGCCTGATGGAGGCATGTCTGAAGAAGAAGAGCAAAGAGCTACAAAAGGTTTATCCACTGTCGTTCATCCCATGATAGCAGAGGCGGCTACTCAGTTTAACGCAAGGGCTATTGCAGAACTTTATCCATCAGGAGGTCCGGTTAAGACAACAATAGTTGGAGAACCTACAGAAGAACTAGAAGACCAAGCAAGAAGAGTTCGTGACTATATGAACTTTCAAATAACTCAGGAGATGCCTGAGTATTTTCCTGATTTAGA